TCATGAGGCATGATTCAGCTTTCCATGAGAGATTTGCCCAGTCTTCTCGCGTGTCCTCTTCGGCCTTGAGAAGGTAGCAGTTGTTAAAGAATTTGGCTTCACGACCAGCGTAGTAGATGTAGCGACCACCGGGAATGAACTTCATGTCTTGCATGTAGTTCGTGAGCTGATCCTTCTCGGACTTGCTCATCAAGTCGCCGCACACATCCTCGACCAACACTCGACACAGGTCATTCCACGGCTCGCAGCCTTCATGTGCATACTTCTGTTTGAAAATCGTCTCCGAGAAAGAGGAACGGAACATCGGGTTTTGGTTTGATCGAAAGGTCATGCTGCCTCGGTTTGTGTTATCGGTTATCACCTGATCCGCTCAAGACACCACGTGCCGAGCGGTCCATCAGTTTGTTTACGTTTGCCTCAGCCACATCACTCAAGCTGATATTCAGCTCTGCGGCGAGGACAGCGACGTACCAGAGCACGTCACCTAATTCTTTCTTCACATCGTCAACGGGAAGCTTGCCCCCATCACGAACGTATTTTTTAATCTTACCAGCAACCTCACCAGCCTCACTCGTTAGGCCCATCGCTGGGTAAACAAGCGAAGCACTAGGAGGGTAGAAGGCTGTAGAGAAAGCGAACTTCTGGTATTCATCGAAGGAGTACATCAGACCACCGTGATCACTTGGTTGAGTAGGTCTCGCAGCAGCAACGCTTGACGAGATGTCAGGGTGATTACCTGATCATCTTCATCATCAAGCGTCATGGCGAGGACTATTAAGCTGCCACCAATGTCCCATGCGACCTTCAGGTCCTCATCGTTCCCTGAGTCGTCTAGGATGGTGGCAACTTGTGTAGGTCCGTGTTGCTCAACCGTCAGCAAGTTCTGCCTCTGCGATGAGCTGATCGAGATACCAGCGAGCCTTCTTCAGGTCCTTCAGTTTTGAACCCTTGTAAGGTGCACGCACCGTGTACTTCACCACGTTACCCTCAGCGAAGCTCAGCTCCCACGCCTTGATGAAATCGAAGACCTCGATCTTACCCAGCGTGTAGTGGTCGGGGTGGTTCACATCGTCCTTCACGTGTGCAACATCGTGCACAAAGTCGAACTCGTACTGAATCTCAGCAGGACAGATGTCACATGTCCCGTCACATACACCGGGGCGTTTTACGCAGTAGTAGGTTCCCAAAGTCGTACCTCTTGTTTGTCTGTGTTCCAGTCAGTGCTGCGGAGAATGCGAGCCACTCGTGCTTGAGTGAGCGCATCCTCTTCCGTAAGCCCTGCTTTAGCGTAAGCATCGCGAACACGAAGCCACCACTGTGAGCACACGTCCTCATCGGACTGCTCAGGGTTCTTCTTTGCCAGCAGAATTGCTTCAGCCTTCACGGGACCAATGCCGGGACAGCCTTTGTAGTTGTCAGCAGCGTCACCAGTGAGAACCTGTTTGTAGAAGAAGAGGTCAGCGTCTCGCTCAGAGACAGTGATGAACCCTTCGTCAGTCAGGTGCTTGCCGGGGATTTGCTTCAGGTCTTTATCAGCAGACCAGATTGCATATTCGTCAGGGGATTGCGTAGCGAGGATGCCAATGCAGTCATCGGCCTCAAGGCGAGGCTTAGTGATGACCTTGTGAGCATACTCGGCAAGAACCCTCTCACGGATTGACTTCCACCCCATTGGCTTTCGCGCAGTGCGATTACCCTTGTAGGAGGGGAGGATGTCCTTGCGGAAGTTCTGGCTGTCAGAGAAACAGAGGAGGTAGCCATATGTATCGGCTTGTTCAAGCAAAGCAGCAACGCTGTTTGTGAACGCCTCTATAGCCTCGTTCTCGTCAGTCCAAAGAACCCATACGTCGTCTTCAAACTCTACTTCATTCTCCACGGAGCTTGCGGCTCTGTAGAGTAGGATGTCAGCATCAATCAGTAGCTGCATTCAGAGCCTTCCATGATACAGGGAATAGTTCAGCCATGTGCTCAGCGATCTCCTGAGCTACCAGCCGTGTTTCGTATTGTGTATGCGGATCAAGACGGAGTTTGCACACGCGAGCAAATGCAGCCAGTGAGCCTGACCAAATCCACTCTGTGTACATGGATTGTGGGAGGACCATTCGTGCTTGCTCAGGGCAAACGTCCCACTTGTTGACCATCTCAAGATAGAGGTCTTTCATTTTTTCAAAGACAGCATCCATAGCGTAGGGCATCATGGACTCGTCTTCGCTAGACCCCTGCTTCACGTTCTCTGCGCGTTTACGCCAAGTCTCAGGAACGTAGAACTCAGGTTCATCATCCACGTACCTTCGGCTCACCTCGTTCCACACTAGGCCAACCTGATGTTTACCAAGCTGACGTGCGACGAATATAGGAGCCTTGATACGGAAGCTCGCAAACGCATGACCAAATGGTGTCCAGTGGTTATGCTTGGCGAGGTAGGCGATGAGCTTCTCGTCACGTAATGAAAGCCCAGCAGGAACAGCTTGTCCATTTACAGGATCGACTGTCTCCCACTCACTCTCTTTATCGAAGCTTACCCGTGCAGCATTCACGACTGACAGGTCGCTACCCATGTGGTCTATTAGTGTTACGTTCATCCGCATCCATCCTCTTCACTCATTCCAATAAACAGTACGACCACGAAAAGTAAGCACCATGCGATTATACCGTAGAACAATAAATCGCTCATTGCTCGTCCACTTTCATCTGTGCCATCTCAGTGACCGCAGCAAGGAAGCCTCTGCGAATAAACTCACGAGCAACTTCTCGACCTACTGTGAACTCGATGTCAGCACTGCCATCACTGTTCTCACGAACGTAGTGCACTTGCATGTGATGAGGGTCGATGTCGTCGTACCTGTGGTAGATGTCTCGGTAGGAGATCAGCTCACGAAGCTCTTCCTTGTTTACCGGGTAGGTACTCCACGGGTCTCGATCCAGTTCCTCTAGCGTAACCATCTTGATCATCCTTGGTTTGAGGGCGTTGACGGCCTGCGTCAGTGATCTGTTGTATTGTTCTTTTACAACCAACGCAGACCTTGTTCTCGTCAAGCACGCACACCTTGATGCACGGGCTATCTCCAAGTCGGATCAAAGTTTGACCTTCTTGCGAGACATGATCCAATCTTTAGGGATCGTGATGCGAGCGTTGGTTTCGAGGTTGTTGTGATCACCACCCCACGTGCCGCACACAGTGAGACTCGTCTTCGTTTCGTTGACCACGAGTCCAACAGATGTACACACTGCTGGCGAATAGTTCTGCTCAGCAGACGCCCAGCCCACATGGGCCACAGCATCGTGCCAAACGATCTTCTCAACCTCAGGCATCTTAGTGAGTTTCTGCCCAGTTCTTGCCAATTTTGTATTCTCCGGTAAGCGGAATGAGGATGTCGAAGAAATCACCAGCCTTGGTGATGCACTCGACGCACTTCTTCCCAAACTCTTCTGCGATGTCAGGGTCGCACTCGAATTGACACTCGTCATGCACCCACGCAACTTGTTGTACTTTATGTGACCATTGCTCTAGGGTAAGCATTCGGTCAACTTCGACCATCCACTGTTTACATACCAAAGCACCAGCAGATTGGAGAAGAGTATTAAGGGCAGCGTGGCTACTACGAATATGCAGCCTACGGCCATCCAGTCCCAACAAGTAACCTCGATTAGCGGCTTGCTGTACAGCTCCGATAAGCTGGGCGAGGGCTGGGGTCTTTTGGAGGAACCTCTCTTTAAGAAGCTTACCATGCTTTGCACCTTTCCCAACTACTGACCCAATCTTCTCAGGTCCAGCGCCATACAAGAAGGCGTAGATGAAGGTCTTCGCTTGATTGCGAGTCTCTAGCCCTGCGGCTTTCTGGTTAGCAGTGTGAACGTCTCCGTCCACAACTTCTTTGCCATATCGTCCCCCATCGTAGTGCGCCATATAGTGTGCCAACATCCGCAGCTCCAAGCCGCTGACATCAACGCCCACGAGTAGGCGACCATGAGGAGTACTAAATAAACTTCTGCATTCTTTTCCATAGGGTGCTCCTACTGCTGGCGTTTGGGCCACGTTTGGATTGCGATGAGTAGCACGGCCTGTGACCGCACCGTTGGTAATGACCTCTCCGTGGATACGGCCATCTTCCTTGACCATCTTGAGCCAAGCGTTTGTGCCCTCAGCCAACATACCGAGACGCTTCTGCACCATGAGATACTCAGTGAGCAGTTTTGCTTCAGGGTAGGGGAGCTTCTCTAGGACAGCTTCATCCACCTTTGCACGACCGTCAGGAGTGAACTCCTTCGGGACCCAGTTGTGGAATGCCTTCAGTCTGTTTGCGATGTGGTGTCGGCTACCGGGGTTGAAGACGACCGTCTTGGTTTTCAAGATCGGCACTCCCTTCACGTAACCCCGTGCCTTGTTATTTACCTTTGGGATAAACTCACCAACGACTTCTTCCCAAGGTTGGAACGTGTCCTGTAGTTTCTGCTCAAGCTCGCCACGTCTGATTTGTAGACGTGCCGTAAGCTCCTCGGCAGCTTTGACATCAAAGACAAAGCCGTGCCGCTCCTGCTGGGCTACAATGTGAGCCACTTCGTGCTCTAGTACACTAGCCTTTTCAGAGAGAGCTTCATGCTTGGATAGCTTCTCATACAGCCTTTCGGTGACAACCACGTCCTGCACGTTGTACGCCAACATCTCCTCGGAGAAGCTTTCAAAGCCTCCTTGGTAGTCGTCCTTGAGAATGCCAAGACGCATACCCCAAGCACGGAGGGAGTGGGAGCCAATTAGTTTCCCTTCCATCTGTGCCCTCGACTGATAATCTCTGTCACTGAGATCGGTAAAAATCAGGCGGGACAGGACAAGCGTATCGACAACACGTTCACGAGGAACAGCGAACCACGTGTAGAGTTTGGATGCGAGCGGGATGTCATATGCGATCACGTTGTGACCAATGATCAACTCTGCTTGCATCAAGAGTTTGAGACCTTGTTCGACCTTATCAGGTCCAAACTTATGTAGGTCTCCAGTGTCTAGGTCTTTAGCAACAAGGCAGTGAATGACGCTCGCGTCGTAGTACAAGCCGTTTGCTTCAAGATCGAACACGAGCTTCATTCATCATTCCTTACGTTTGTGGAACGAACAATTCTGAGCACGGTGCATTACAGGCGGTCCTTCCTGCTTGTAGAAGTTAGGAAGCCTGAGGTCACACCTGACCCAGATGTCGCTACTAAGAGTCATCGAGTGAACGCAGTTGCTGCACATGTCAGCTTCTTCTGCCGAAGATGCAGTAGGCGATAAAGCAGACTGCTCCTGCGGTAAGGCATACGGCGAGGGCCATTCAGTTTTCTGCTTCTTAGGCCGTGGCACGTGTCTTCCCTTCTTCGAGGTAGTAGCGTGAGTACATCTGACCAGTGGTCGGATGGCTCTTGGTCACCTTCGTAATCTTGTAGCCTTCGTCCTTCAGCTCAGTGAGGCGGCGGTGAAAGCTCTGCACACCGTAGTCGATGTACGCCTCACGCTGAGTGATGGAGCCATTCTTCCGCATGTGGTTCAGAATCTTGTCGATCTGACGCATTCCGTTTTTCCTTTTCCAACCGTTCTGTTCTGTCTTGAGGCACATAGTGAGGAGCTTCTTGTGGTAAGGCCCCCAGCCTTCGTCTTCCCACGCACGAACGCAGGCAACGTCTGCCATGTGGAACATCAAGTCTTCCGACATCAGAACACTCCTTCGTGTGGTGGGACTTCAGTCAATCGCCCTGTTTCCTTGTCGTAGAACAAGGAGCCAGCTTCACCAGTCTCGCCAGAGAACCTGTTCTTCAACACTCTGAAGACAGTCTCATTGGGTTGATCACCCTGCTGGTTTCGTTCAAGACCAATCACCATGTCACTCAACTGAGCGATGGCGTGTGATCCACGTAACTGACTAAGCGATGTTTGTGCGCCTTCCTCGTGGCCCTTACCGTCAGGTCTCTTCAGGTGGGATACAACGATCAGCGCAATACCCGTCTCTTGGACTAGCGTCCTGAGTAGGGTCATTGTTCGGTCGATAAGCTTTCGCTCATCACCGCTTTCTTCCATCGAACTGACAACAATGCTGAGATGATCGAGGAAGATGTACTTGCAGTCGAAACTGCGAGCCAGAATGCGAACACGAGACAGTAGGTGTTCAACCTGTGTCGAACCGAAGTGGTCAAACAGGTAGACCTGTCCTGTTCCCAAGGTCGTATCAAATGCTTGCTTGAGTTCATCTTGTGTCACACCCTCTGTCGAGATGTGTAGCCGCTTGTTGAGATGCAGACCCATGAGACCAAGAGCAGTCGTCTTGACCGACTCTTCGAGCATGAGCATACCCACACGCTCACCTTGTTGGATGAGATGATGGGCGATCTCGCGAACAACAGCAGACTTACCGATACCTGAGCCAGCAGTCAGCGTGACAAGCTCACCAGTGCGAATGCCGTGTGTCTTCTCGTTCAAGAAGGTCCACGGGTACGGAATGGTTTTGCTAGTGTCT